GTGTAAGCAGTGCCCAGTAAAAAAAATATGCTTTGCTAATGGTGTTTCTGGAAAAGAGTGGGGTGTTTGGGGCGGTGTTTATTTAGAAAGTGGAGAGATTTCAAGAGAATTTAATAAGCATAAAACTAAAAAAGATTGGTCTGAAACTTGGCAATCTTTGACAATGGAATAAAAATGTATACAGATTTAATGAAACATGCTGTTCATTCTATACCTGCCCCAAAAGGTTTTGGAGTGCAGATTATTGACAATGATCACTTTCTTACGGTAAAATTAGATGAAAGAAAGTTTTTACACATGGGGCATGATGATAAAATATCGGCACTTCAATATGTTGTAAAACTTAAAAAAGCATTGGAAGATTGTGGAGCAATTGTTTTAGTAACTAGAGAGGCAATAAAATGAAAAATAAAAAAGAAATTATTTTTACAGACATGCTAGACTTCAACCTTTATCCTCCTACTCCAGCAAAAAATAATATTCCAGAGTGGTATAAAAATACAAACACTTATGTAAATAATAACGAAAAAGAAATTCAATTTAAAGATGAAAATTCAAGCACAATTAAAAGATGTCTGCCAGTTTTTGACGCCCTAACTGCTGGATATATTTTATACACACAAGCAGATGTTCAAGTAACTCAAAAATTTGGACTACAACAGTTTTCTTCTTCGGGTCAAAATTTTGTTGGTCATCATCCACTTCAGCAAGCGCCATTACACCCATTTAGAAACATCGGTGGTTATCCAAAATTTAATAGTCCTTATGCAATTACAACACCTCCTGGATATTCAATTTTGTTTTTACCACCTATGCATAACCCTAATAAAATTTTTACAATTTTTGAAGGAGTCGTAGATACAGATACTTATCATTCTCCAGTTTTATTTCCATTTGTGTTAAATGATAGAAATTGGACAGGAATAATTCCAGCAGGCACTCCAATGGCTCAAGTGATACCATTTAAAAGAGACTCCTGGACCTATAAAATTGGATCTGATAAAGAAATAAAAGATGCAGAGAAGATAATGTTCAAAACACGTTCCGTATTTTATAATGCCTATAGGAATTTATTTTGGCAAAAAAAAGAATATGACTAGAAAAGAGCAAACAATATGTTAAGGTTTATTATTTGTAAATTTAAAAAACATGTTTTGGTTACTGCTGGAGCATGCCCATTTACTGGGAAAAATTATAATGCTTGTACAAGATGTGGAGCAATGATAGCAATATGAAAAAGAAAACAAAGTTATTAGTATTAATAGTTTTATCTTTCTTAACTGCCATATCTCTTTGGGCAGCCTCTAATTTTAAAAAAATGTCTGATTTAGATATTTTTAATATAGAAGAAGATTAATGCAAACGTTTTTACCATTTCAAAATTATGCAGAATCTGCAGAATCTTTAGATAATAAACGTTTAAATAAACAAATACTTGAGGCTTACCAAATACTTAAGGTGTTATCTGGTCAGTCACCTTCGGGTGCATGGAGAAATCATCCCGCAGTTTTAATGTGGAAAAATGCAGAGTATTCATTGAGGACATATGCTAAAACTATGATCTCAGAGGCTAAATCAAGGGGTATAAAGACAGACAAGAACGAAGCCAATATAGACGCTCTAGAAGCCCTTTGTAGCCCTATATGGGGTACTGATAAGCCTTTCTGGGCTAACCCTTCTGGCCTACATCTGAATAGAATTAACATTACCCATAGGGCTAACCTTTATCGTAAAGATCCAGAATATTATGCTGAATTTTATGTTGATACAAAAAATAAAAATAATAAACCTTGCTGTGATAAATGTTTATATTATTGGGCAACCCATGCTGTTAGGGATAGAGTACAATAGTTAGTATGGAAATTATGCTTATTCTATTTTTTAGTACCCTGTCTTTTTCTTTTTCTATAGCATATTGGGCTACCCTTGATAGACTTAAAAAATCTAATATTTTAATGGCTGACCTTCTTATAAAAAATGCAGCGCTTGAAGAATTAACAAATAGAATAAAGAACGATGCTGGAGTTTCAGATGATTCAGTACACAAGGAAAATTTTATTAAATTTCTTTCTGATTCAAGAGATTGGGCTTTTGAGTATATTGAAATGTCACAAAAAACTATTAAAGAAGTATCGGAGGAACTTAAAAACAAGGGTCTCAATGACTACTCCGACAAACTTTTATCATTATTGCCACCAACTGTGGGAGAGAAATAATATGAAAGATGTTTTAATATCTACACTAACAGGTTTTGGATGCGGTGTCGTGTTCGCAGCATTCAAATTGCCAGTACCAGCACCACCAGTTTTTGCGGGAGTCGCAGGAATAATTGGTTTATGGATTGGCTTTACAACACTAACACAAATTATATCCTAGGAGGAATAATGAATAACTTACTAAATGATAAGACAAAGGCAATGCTAGCATCATACGGACGATCCGTTCTTGGTGCGGTAATTGCACTATATATGGCTGGCGTAACAGATCCAAAAGATCTATGGGCTGCACTAATTGCTGCTTTAGCGCCCGTTGCATTGAGAGCGCTTAACCCTAACGATAAGGCGTTTGGCGTATTACCAGACACTGGTGCTGTTTCAGATGCACTTAGCAAGATTGTACCTGCTAAGAAGGCTCCAGCAAAAAAGAAGGCTGCTGCTAAAAAGAAGTAGTTTATTTTGATAGAGGGGGCAAATTTAAAACTTGCCCTCTTTATTTTTTATAATGGGGAGAATATGGACTTTGTATATATTTGCAAAGAAGGCGTTAACGAAGAATTAAAGTATTCTATTAGATCTGTCGTTGAAAGTTTTCCAGACTCAAATATATGGGTTGTTGGTGGTAAGCCTGACTGGTACGTAGGGAACTATATTGAAGTGCATCAGATACATACTAAATATAAAAATGCTGTAGAAAATTTAAAAATGATTTGCTCTTCACCACAAATATCTAATAAATTTGTTTTAATGAATGATGACTTCTATATTATTAAAAAAATAGATAATATAGACACTTTTCATGGCGGGTATCTATTAAATAAAATAAACTTATATCAAAAACTAAATGGTAATTCTAACTATACTAGAAAACTTAATGCCACATATAAAAGATTAAAAGCCATTGGAATTGATGATCCATTAGACTATGAACTACACGTACCTATGGTTATGGAAAAGCAAAAATTACAAGAAGTATTAGATAAAAATGACCAGTTTTTATGGAGATCCATGTATGGAAATATATTTAAGGTGGGTGGATCAGAAATGCAGGATGTTAAGGTTTATACTAGCGGTCCACTAGTTTTTAAATCTTATAATTTAAACATAGATAATCATACATATTTGTCTAGCGCAGATAGTTCTTTTAATATTATTTGGAATAACATACTTAAGGTTCAGTTTAAACAAAAAACTAAATTTGAGAAATAAGTTCTAGGTATTTATTTTTTAAAATACTTGGAGAAAAATTATTGATTCCAATGTTATACGCTTGTTCTTTGTATGGTGTTTTATTTTTAATATTAATATAGTCATCAATTGTTTTTGCCAAAGCCTTTGGATCCGCCTCAAACAATTCAAGTCTAATTTTAGTTCTAATTGTTCCTATTGAATCACTTTTTACTAACCACTCTGAAGGTAAAATAAAATTATTTGGGGATATATCTGTCATAAAAACTGGCAGGGCACTCATAAGAGCCTCATTCATAGGTAAACAAAGACCAGCATAACGTCTAGGAAGTACCATAGCATCAAATCCATCATACATGCTTTCCCTATTGTCTGGATTACCAATTTCAACTTTAAGCCTAGAATCTTTAATGTTTGTTTCTATTTCGCTTTGGCTTCTAATTACTAACTCATAATCTGCCTTAGAGTGCTTAAGCATATCAATAACAGTTTCAGTACCATTTCTATCTTTTGCTGCTTTTTTACCAGCAATATGCAATATTCTATTATGTGATTTAGATAAATTGTTTTCTTTTATCTTACTAAATAATTTTTCATTTGTTGGTGGTGGAAGATGAATAACCTTTGTTTTACCACCAAACATTTTTTTAATGTGTTCAATTTGCCATATACTTGGAGATAAAAGTGCTGTTGGAAGTGGTAGGTTGGGGTTTGATAAATGTCCAAATAATTCGTAATTATATTGAAGAATCGTTTTAACATTATACTTATTTGCATACCTTATAAAGTTTTGGTCATAAAATGTTTCACAACTTAACACAACATCTATATCTTTTAAAAATAATTTTATATGTTGTAATGATGGAAACCCACTGCTCTTAATACAACTATAATTTTCGTACCAATCTGGATGTTGTATATTTTTATTAAAGGGTGTTGAATCAATTAAAAGAATTTTATCTGGATTAAGCATATTTACTAATTCTCTAGTTTGATTACCAAGACCAGTATTATCAGACCGTGCAATAATTCCTAATCTCATTCTTTATATCCCCAAGTTTCATCATCTACTGTAAATTTGCGGGTACCCTGACGACCATCTAAATGATAAGAACGCTTAATGCTACCTTCAGGATGATAAATCCAAAGTTTATGCATGTCCCAACCCTCTTGATTAAATATTTTATATGGAAGTATATCATCTTGAACTGCTCCGTGAAATGTATCTTCTATAAAAAATTTATCTTTGCATCTTGGAAGAACAATGTCTTTGTAGTATTTTTTTCTACTTATATGTGGTCGTTGACTCCACTGAATAGTTTTCATAAATCCATCTTCTAAACCAAACATAAGGTGTTCATGCTCTTTTGGTATTTTTGATTCAAAATGAAAACGGATAGTGTTTGCTTTATTATATTCAAACATATCTAAACATTTATCCCAGTCTATTGGAATATCTGGAGTTAATGGAGCATCGCCCTCAACATAAAGAAGCAATGGAGTTTTAATTTCATTAATTGTTTTACGCATCATGTTAGTTTGATGGCTGTGCTCCTTAAATACAAAAGGTAAAATATTTTTATCTTCATGCAAACATTTCCACAAAATGCGGTTTTTATATTCATTGTAATCTTTTTTACGATCTTGTTGTTCTTCTCTGAGACCATCTATTTGCATAATAATTTCGTTATCTGGAAAGTGAGCACGAATATCACTAATAGTTTGTTCTATCATTGTTGTACTTGGATGATCTGGAATTACAGATGTAGCCATGACAACTGTTATATCTCTTTTATGCATTTACTTGCCTCATTAACTCAATAAA